CACTACTACAGGTGGTGAATTAAGATTTAATGAAGGTACAAACAATGGTACTAATTTTGTAGGTTTAAAAGCACCTAACTCTATAGCAAGTTCTCAAACTTATACTTTACCAAGTACAGACGGAACTGCTGGTCAATTTTTAAAAACAGACGGTTCAGGTGGTTTAGCATTTGAAACTGTCAATCAGTTTATAAACTTAGCAGGCGACACAGGTACAGATCAATACAATACTTCAGAAACATTGACATTTACAGGTGGTTCAGGTATTGATACTGAAGTTACAGACAATGAGATAACTGTTACAGCTGCCGATATTACAAATTCAAACTTATCAGGTAGTGCTGGTATTACAAATGCTAATTTAGCAAATCCTACAATAACTTTAGGTTCATCTACATTAACACTAGGTGCAACTACAACAGATATTGCAGGATTAACATCTTTAGTCGTTGATAGTGTTACATTAAACGGTTCAACTTTATCAACAACTGCTAGTAATACAGATATTACATTATCACCACACGGTCAAGGCACAGTTATTGTACCATCTGGTTATGAAGATAGATCAGGTTTTGTTGACACATCATTAGCAAACAAAGCATATGTTGATCAAGTTGCACAAGGTTTAGATACTAAACCATCTGTTAAAGTTGCAACAACCGCTGACCTATCAGCAACTTATTCAAATGGAACTGATGGTGTAGGTGCAACATTAACTGCTGGTTCAAACGGTGCAATTTCTATTGATGGTGTATCATTATCAGCAGATGATAGAGTTTTAGTAAAAGATCAATCAACTGCTGCTGAAAACGGTATATATAGAGTTTCAACTGTTGGAGATGGATCAACTGCCTTTGTTTTAACAAGAGCAACTCCTGAAGACCAACCTACTGAATTAACAGGTGGTTCATTTGTATTTGTAGAAGAAGGTACTGCTAACGCAAATAACGGTTATGTATTTACTCATACAGGTCAACCTACTTTTGGTACAACAAGTTTAGATGTTGCACAATTTTCAGGTGCAGGACAAATTACTGCTGGTGCAGCTTTAAGTAAAACTGGTAATCAACTTGATGTAGAAGTTGATGATAGTTCAATAGAAGTTAACGCAGACGCATTGAGAGTTAAGGCATTAGGTATTACAAATGCTATGTTAGCAGGTTCTATTTCAAGTGATAAACTTACTGACCCTTTAAACTTTACAGACGAATCATCTACACAAGGTAGTGTAAGATTAGGTGGTACTTTAGAGTTTCTTGCTGGTGAAGGTATGAATACTACTGCTTTAGGTAACACATTAACCATTGCAGGTGAATTAGCAAGCACATCAAATATTGGTATTGCCTCATTTACTTCAGACAATTTTACTGTAACATCTGGTGATGTTGCAATTACAACTATTGACGGAGGATCATTCTAGTGTCAACAGTTTTAAAAATAAAAAGATCAGAAACACCAAGTCAAATACCAGGTGCAGGTTCATTAGAAGCTGGCGAATTGGCAATGAACGTAACAGATGGTAAATTTTTTACAAAAACATCTGGAGGAACAGTTGTTGAAGTTGGTGGTGCAGGATCAGTTACATTACAAGATGTAACAGACAATGGTGCTATTACAACAAATGATTTAACTTTAAACGGTGGTGATTTAGTATTTGAAGGTGCATTAGAAAACGCTTTTGAAACAACTTTAACAGTTGCAGAACCAACTGGAGATAGAACAATAACTTTACCAAATCAATCAGGTACAGTTGCAATGGATGGTGACGCTTTGGCATACTCTATTGTATTTGGAGGATAATTATATAAATGGCAAGTAGTTTTATTAACGCAGGTATGACAGTTCCTTCAGTAGATGACGCAACAGCAAATTTATATACAACACCTAGTTCTACAAAAGCAGTTATTCACGCTGTTTATATATCAAATAAAAGTGCTACTAATATAGCACAAGTTGATGTAAAAGTAACAACAGATGGAGGTTCTACTTTTTATCACGTAGGAAGAAAGTTAGATATTCCACCAGAAAATACTTTAACATTAGATAAACCAATAAATTTAGAAGCAAATGACATTATTAGAATTGTTGCACAACCAAATCCAGATTCATCTTCAAATGATGTTGAAGTATTTTCTAGTATATTGGAGATAAGTTAAAATGGCATATTTAATAGATTCAAATTTAACATCAATACAATCTAATAAATTTAATGGATTAAGACGTACACAAGATGGTATGTTATATCTATCATCTATAGATCCAAATAGTGAGTCAGATGATATTACAGTTTCAAAATATTATGAGGAAGGTAAGTCTGATTTAGTACCTAAAGATGGATCAACAGATTATGTTGATGAGAGATTAGAATTAATCAATGTTCAGACATTTACAGGTGACGGATCAACAATTGCTTTTTCTTTGAGCACATCAGGATTGTTGACTGATAGAATTGCAGTATTTGTAGATGGTGTTAGAAAAGACGCTTTTACAGACTATACATTATCTGGAACAACGTTAACACTTACAATTCCACCTCAAAATGCAAAGGTTGTTACTGTTGGACAGATAAATAAAAGATATTACAATAACGATAGTGATAAGTACCAACAATTTGTTTATAATACAAATTCTACAACTACTTACCTTATAAATAATAGTGGAGAGTTAGTTAAAAGAGTTAATGATTCTGTATCAAGGACTGCTTTAAGTAGTGATGATTTTGATACTTTTGATACAGACGCAACTGTAAACACAACTACTTATCAGGATGCAGTATAAGGAATAAAAATGGCAGATTTTAAACTAGGTAGACTTAAATTTAAATGGAGAGGTGATTGGGCAACTTCTACCTCCTATATTGTTGATGACATAGTAAAATACGGTGGTAACACTTATGTTGTTTTAACAAATCACACATCTCAAGCCGCAACTGCTGATTTTTACACAGATTTAACAGCTGCAAAATACGAATTACATACTGAAGGATTATTCTTCAAAGGTGATTGGGCAGGTTCAACATTCTATAAATTAAATGATTTAGTAAAATACGGTGCGTTTCAATATAGAACAACTACACAACATACTTCAACATCAACATTTGATGAAACAAAATTTGAAGTTTATTCAGAAGGATTACAATTTGAAGATTCTTATAATGCAGGTACAACTTACCAAGATGGTGATGTTGTAACTTATGGTGGTTATTCCTATGTGTACATTAACACAACACCAAGTTCAGGTAATACTCCTACAGATAATGAATATTGGGATGTAATTACAACAGGATTTAAAACTCAAGGAGTTTATTCACACGGCACAGCTTACAAAACTGGAGACACAGTACAATATGGTGGTAACTCATATGTTGCAGTTACAAATAATACAAATGAATATCCTGCAAACACAGATGGTAGCACAAATACATCAAATTGGAATTTATTAATTTCAGGATTTAATTACAGATCATCATATAATTCAGCTACTTCTTATAACATAGGTGATGTTGTTAGATATACTTCATCCTCATATGTACAATTAAAAGACAGACAAACAAATGTAACACCTGGTTCAGACGGAACAGTTTGGCAATTAATTGCACAAGGTGATACTGGTGCATTATTAACTACAAGAGGAGATATTTTAATACAAGACGCTTCTCAATCAACTAGATTGCCTATTGGTATTTCTGGTTCTGTTTTAACTACAGACGGAACAGATCCAAGTTGGTCAAACGCTGAAGGTGCAAACGTTATATATGTTGCAAACTCTGGTGATGACACAAATCCAGGAACACAATTTTTACCTTACAAAACAGTTTCAAAAGCATTATCAGTTGCTTCTTCAAACGATATAGTTGAAATAGATACAATCGCAGGCGGTACAGGTGGTACACCAAACACTTATGATGTTACACAAACAAGTACAACTGGTTCAGGTACAGGATTTGCAGCTAGAGTTGTAACAGATGGTTCATCTACACCTACAGTTACAATTACAAATGGTGGTTCTGGTCACGCTGCTAGTGATACAATTACGATTGCAGGATCACAATTAGGAAGTTCGACAGATTTAACATTTAATGTTGTTTCAGTTTCAGTCGGTGATGTTGTATATGTTAAGAATGGTGTATATAGAGAAAATTTACCATTAAGAATACCTGCTGGAGTAACAGTACAAGGAGAAAGTTTAAGAGGAACTGAAATAAGACCTGCTACAGGTCAAGGTTCACAAATTGCTACTGTAACATCTTCATCAACAGTTACAGGTGCAACTGATGGAACTTATTCATTTATTCATCAAAATTCTACAAGTGGAAGTGGTAATGGTATTGTCGTAAATATAGTTATTGCTTCAAACGTTGTTAGTACAGTTACAATTTATCACGGTGGTTATAATTATGAAGTAAGTGATACAATTTCATTTCCAGTGGCTACTATAGGTTGTGGTGGTACAGGTACTTTAACATTAACAGTTGCGTCATTAGAAAATAATAACGCTTCTAATATGTTTTTATTGAACAATACAACAAATTTTGTTCAAATGTCAATGAAAGGTTTAACTGGTAATCCAGTTGCAGGTGGTACAAGCGTTGCTGCTGTAACCTCATTAGATCCTGAAGGATCAATTGTAACTTCATCACCTTATATTCAAAACTGTTCATCTATCAATGCAAATGCAACAGGTATACAAATTGATGGTAACTTACATAGTGCAGGTAATAAATCTATTCTTGCAAATGACTTTACACAAATTAACTCCGATGGTATTGGTGTTCACGCTCTTGGAAGAGGACGTGGAGAAATGGTATCAATATTTACATATTACTGTTCTAAATCATTTTATGCTACGACTGGAGGATTTATTAGAGGTCTTAACTGTTCATCTGCTTATGGAGAACAAGGTGCTGTTGCAGACGGAACAGACGCAAATGAAACAGCAGTAAACGTAGAAACTCGTGGACAATTATTAAAATACGATAGTACAACTTTTGCAGGTGCTGCTACTGAATCTGATATTGCAGATATGATTTCTACTAGTGGTCAAGGTACTGCTACGATTTCAGGTGATAGTTCAGGTGCAACTGCTACAATTTTTAGAGTTAACATTTCATTAGATTATTTACATATTGAAAATGTGTCAGGTACTTTTACAGATGACGAAACTGTAACTATAACAAAAGAAAATTCATCTACATTTCAAGTAGATTTAATAAATTCAAGTGCTCAAACAGGTCAACAAGGTCCTTTAATTGCAGTATCTTCAGGAAGTACAGCATTAAATGCTGCTAATATTATAAAGGTAGGAACAAATATTAAGTTTGACGGAGATGCTACATATTATAGGGTATCTGCTATTTCTGAAGAAGATACATCAGGTGAAACTGCTCTTGTAAGATTAACTGCTAGTATAACTTCAGGTAATGCAAAAGCAGATAATACATCAGCAGATATTACAGAAAACTTTTCAAATGTCCGTTTAACAGGACACGACTTCCTAGATATAGGAACAGGAGATGTTGCTTCTACAAACTATCCTGGTGGTCCGTCACAACCTGCTGATCAAGCAGATGAGGTTGATGAAACTAACGGTGGTAGAGTATACTTCTCATCTACTGACCAAAAAGGTGACTTTAGAGTTGGTGATTTATTTAGAATTGAACAGGCAACTGGTGTTGCAACTCTTAACGCAGACGCATTTGATCTTTCAGGTCTTAATGAATTACAACTTGGTTCTATCGGTGCAGAATTAGGTGCTACAATTAATGAATTTAGTACAGACGAAACTTTAGGTAATGATAGTAATACTGCTGTTCCTACTGAACGTGCTGTAAAAGGATATTTAACAAGAGATAAAGCAGGTACAGGTGCTTGGGTACCACCAACTGGTACAACAGCAGAAAGACCTACAGGCGGTAATTTATACACTGGTGCAATTCGATATAACTCAACATTAGTAACTTGGGAAGGTTATAACGGAACACAATGGACAGGTTTAGGTGGCGGTAATCCTTGGTCTTCTATAGATAATACAGATAGTCCATATTCTATAGCTGCTAATGATAGAGTATTTGCAGACACAACATCTGGTACAATTACAATTACATTACCAGGTTCACCACTTACAGGAGATCAAATTTCTGTTATTGATTTAGCAGGTACTTTTGATACTAACAATTTAACTCTTGGTAGAAACGGAAATAATATTATGGGACTAGCAGAAGATTTGGTGATTTCACAAGAAAATGCTGGTATTGCTCTTGTATATACAGGTGCAACATATGGTTGGAAATTAATAAATAACTAATATAAATAGTATTAGAGGAAAATAATGAGTAATTTAAAAGACTTTAAAAATAAAAATACCGAGTTTTCAGGAACAACTGGTATAGATTTACCAGAAGGAACAACTGCTCAAAGAGTAAATACAACAGGTACATTAAGATTTAATTCTGATACAGGATTATCAGAATATTATACTGGTAATGAATGGAAAGTTGTTGATAACCCACCTACAGTTGCTCTTATTTCTCCAAAAATTATAAGTGATTTTGATGGATCAACTTTAACAGATATAACAGTTACAGGAACAAATTTTCAAACTGGACTTACTGTCAAATTTATAGGTGCTGATGATACTGAATATACACCTGCTGTTACAACTAGAAATTCAGATACCGAAGTTGTTGTAAGACAAAATGCCTCAATGACAGCTGCAAACAGTCCATACGATATTGTAATTACAAATTCTTCTGGATTAAGTGTAACATTTGCTAATCAATTAGCAGTTGATACAACTCCTACTTTTTCTCTTGCTGCTGATACAAATATAGGTACAGTTACAAACGGTCAAACAAATTTTACAAGTTTAACATCTATATTAGCTAATGATGCTGACGGAGATACAATAACTTATTCTGTAACAGCTGGTTCTATACCTACAGGAATGTCTTTAAACACTACTGGTACATTTGCTGGCACAGTTTCAGGTCAAGGTGTTAGTACAGAATATACATTTACAGTTCAGGCTTCAACAGAACCAGTTTCAGGAACAACTATAACAGCTACTAGACAATATAAAATGAATGGTGTTTCAAGTTTATTCATAGAGGCAACTGGTGGTACAGTAACCGAAGATGGAGATTATAAAGTACATACTTTTACTGGTGATGGATGTCTTGTAGTATCAAACGCTGGTGACCCAGCAGGTTCAACAACATTAGATTATCTTGTAGTTGCAGGAGGAGGTGGTGGTAATGCTGATAACTCTGGTGGTGGAGGTGGAGGTGGAGTAAGATTTTCTTGTGCAACATTTACTAACGCTGGTCCTAGTTCTCCTAGAGCTGGTACGGCAGTTACAGCATCAGCAACAACATATCCGATTACAGTTGGTGGTGGTGGAACAGGTCCTAGTGCGGCAAGCTCAGTAGGTAAAGGTTCAGATTCAATATTCTCAACTATTACATCAGCTGGTGGTGGTTTAGGATCACCTTGTTCAGCTCCAGCACACGCTCCATTTTCACCTGGAGGATCAGGTGGAGGATCAGGTCAAGGTGTTCCCTCAGCCGGAAATGGTAATACACCTCCAGTAAGTCCACCTCAAGGTTCAAATGGTGGTTCTGGCGCAAGTAATCCTGGCGGCGGCGGAGGCGGCGGAGGATTTATGGGTGGTGGTGGAAACCAATCTGGAAATAATGGTGGTGGAGGCGGTGCTGGTGGAGGATTCCCAACTGCTTTTGGTTCAAATGGACAACCTTGTGGATCTAGTAGATATTATGGCGGTGGTGGTGGAGGTGGAACAGGTCAAACTGGTTCTGGTTCTGGAGGTTCAGGTGGTCTTGGCGGCGGTGGTGCTGGTGGCCCTAACTCAAATGCTGGTACAGCTGGTACAGGAAATACTGGTGGAGGCGCTGGTGGAGGAGGACAAGGTGGTCCAGGTGCTAACGGCGGTAGTGGTATTGTAGTCATACGTTATAAATTTCAATAATGTGTTCAATAACACGTAACACAAATCCTTTATAAATAGTTTTAATAAAATTACTTGAATACGATACTCTAAAAAGAGAATTATGGTATTCATATAATAAAGGAGAAAACAATGGCACATTTTGCTAAATTAGGCGTTAACGGTAAAGTTATCGCTGTACACACTTTAGATAATAATAAATTACTAAACGCTGATGATGTTGAAGACGAATCAGTCGGTCAACAAGAATTAGAAAGATTACACGGATGGCCACGACAAATGTGGATTCAAACATCTTACAATACACGTAATAACAAATACTACAATGCTGACGGTACTGAAGGCGATCAATCAAAAGCATTAAGAGGTAACTACGCTGGTATCAGTTCTATTTGGGACGAAGATAATGAAATCTTTTGGCAAACCAAACCACACGCAAGTTGGGTAAAAAATACTACAACAGCTTCTTGGGATGCTCCAATTGATAAACCTGCCTTAACAGCAGAACAAACTTCTCAAAATGACGCAGGAACTCATCATTGGAAATATCAATGGGATGAAAGTGCTTATCAAGCAGATAATACAGCGGGTTGGGTAATATCTGATTTATTCGCATAATAATTTTTTTTAAATTATTAGAAAGTGAAATATAATGCTAAAAGAAAAGAATAGACTTACTGAATCTTTTATTATTCAAGGAAAACTTGATAAGGTATCTGCTGTAGATACTCGTTTGATTAAAAATCATATATTGTCAAATTTTACATTGGCAAATAGATATGATGATAGTCAATACTGGTATATGAAAGACTACGTAAAGGTACCTTATCATCAACATATACAATGGACTAATGATTGGTTAAGAGATCATTACAGACTTGAACACGAAAAAACACTTGTTCCTACACCTATAGATTCTGTTAGAGGTATTGTTCAACAAACAAACGAAAATGTTTTAACACATAATAATGTGAAAGAATGGCATTTAGCAGAATCACCAGAAGTTGATTGTATATATACAGTTGCTACAGGTGAAAAACAATCATACATAGTTTTTGAATATGATGATGGTCGTAATAAACATAGAAGATGGAAACTACCTTTAGTACAAGACGGATTTATACTTTTTTCATCTCATCTAAATAGATATATTACGAAAAATGAAAACAAAGACTTTTTGGTCAATTTGTCTTTGCACTTTCAATTGATTTAATAAAATTGAAATTGACTGAAGGATTATAAAATGAATTTAAAACATTACTATTACTATTTTCAATCAGCTTTGTCTTCAAAGTTTTGTCAGCAAATTATAGATTACGGTAAACAACATCAAGCAGAAATGGCGGTTACAGGTAGTGTAACTCGAAATATAACTGAAGGTAAAAAGTTATCTAAAAAAGAAATTAATAATGTACAAAAAAAACGTAAGTCTGATATTGTTTGGATGAGAGATCGTTGGATTTACAAAGAAATACATCCTTATATACACGAAGCAAATAGAAAGGCTGGATGGAACTTTGAATGGGATTTTTCAGAAAGTTGTCAATTTACAAAGTATGGTGTAGATCAATATTATGGTTGGCATTGTGATAGTTGGGAAGAACCATATAATAGACCAGATGATTTAAACTCTCACGGTAAAATAAGAAAACTATCGGTAACAATTTCATTAAACGATCCGTCAGAATACGAAGGTGGTAATTTAGAGTTTGATTTTAGAAATCAAGTAGATTGGGAAAGAAACAAAAAATCAAAAATAAATTCTTGTAAAGAAATAAGACCACGTGGTTCAATTATAGTATTTCCTAGTTTTTGTTGGCATAGAGTTGCACCAGTAACAAAAGGAACAAGATATTCGTTAGTGATATGGAATTTAGGACGACCTTTTAAATAATGTATATATAAATGATAGGAGTATAGAATGACAGTATTTGCAAATAAAGAAACATTAAGAACAGATTGGTACTTTAGTACACCTATTTACAGTATTGAAAAACCAGAATGGTTAAAGCCTGCAATTAAGGCTACAGATAAGTTTATAGATGAAGCTTATAAAAGAGAACAACCAAAATTAAAAGAACGAAAAAAGTTTTTAGGTAATAAAGATTATCTAAAAGTAAAAGACCACGGAATGAGTTATCACTCAACACCATTAAATGGTGATCCTGGATTAAAAGAATTAGAATCTTATATTGGCGCAACGTCTTGGAATCTATTAGATGAATGGGGTTACGATATGAGTCAATATACAATGTTCTTTACAGAATTTTGGGTACAAGAGTTTTCTAAAAACGGTGGTGGTCACCACAGTACACA